GCCCGAGCTGTAGAACGTTACCAAAGTCCAACAGCCTACGTCGTAGCGGCGAGTCATCCCAGTCAACCTTGATCGAAAGCGGGTCATACCAATCTCGCGGGTGATAATTGCTAGTAAAAACAACCCACTTGGCCACGAAGTTGACATGAGACCCCTTACTCCCCAAAGAAAGTGGGGAGCTGTCGAGAATGCGGAGCAACTCTCTAAAAGGATACTGACCTTGGAACTCGTCCATGACGACATACTCCTCGCCATCGTAGTCATCCCACCACTGAAGAGGCGCTTTCCAATACGCGCCCGGGAAGAACTCGCGCGCGAGCCGCGTCTTCCCACAGCCAGAGGGGCCGATAATAACGAGAAAGTGGGTGATCCAATCGCGCTTGGGGGCCTTCACGCGCTTGTACGTAGAAAACGACCTATGGTACCGCGTCATAGACGCAAAATGGTCATCCCACAGAGCAACATCGCTCGCGCCAGTGTCAATGGCGCGTTTCACCGCAGACAAGTCGTTCCGCTTGCCCTGCTCCTTTGGCTCCCCGTGGTACCAGGGACCGTCGATCCTAGTATCGACCTTAGTGGAATACATAATAGCTTGGGCACTAGTGCCCCGCCGGACCATTAGCGCGGCACGCTCAAAGCCCGGCACCGCGTGAACTTGCTTCATACTCTTTTTGCCAGAGCACTCGAGGTAACCTTGATAGTGCTCGATGTGATTATCGTGGCCTAACTCGAGCTGCCATACGACGTATGTCAGCCACTCTGGAAACTCGTCGGGGTCGAGTAGAGTGACTTCGCCGTTGGCGAAGTTGATGGTAAACACGTAGTTGCGGGCCTGCATTCGACGTCTTGCGCAGCAAACGAACGCTCTTAGTGGAGCCCCCTCCCCACACGCGCTCACGAAAAGGCCCTTAACCACGCGGAAAGAATCCGGAAAAAAACCAGAGGTTTTAACCAGAAGTGACCGGTAATATAGGCGGTCACTTCTGGGGCCTGGTAGGCCGAGTTTGTACAGGATTACCCCCCGTGTCGTTGAACTCAGTACGGGACCCACCCAGTACAAACTCCGAGGGCCGGCGCAAGCGCCGGCTCTCGGCCCCGTTGGGGCGCTCTCGAGGGCGGGGCTAGCGTGCGGGCGTAGCCCTATATTTTAGTTGCGGGGCGGCCTCAGAACGCCCTCGCACGCCTCCCCCTAAAGGGGGCCCCCAAGGGGCGGCGAGGGCTACATGGCAGCGTTAGGACATCTTCCGCCCGATTTATTTTTGGCGCGAAATTCAAATATTCAAACGAGAGCGGGAAGAAGAAACCTTGGAATTTATTTGCGCTTCTTGGAGACAGCCTTCGGCTTCTTGGGTTGGAGCGACGCGATATAGGACGCGTAGGCTCGGCAGATGGAGATGCGGACCGGATGCGGCGTATCGTAGTTATCAAAGATCTCGGCGAGATCGGGCACCAAATCGTCGTCGGCGGGCTCCGGCGATCGAGGGCGCTTCGCGGCCTTGGCGGCCCGGGGCTGGACGGCTTCCGCGTCATTAAAGGTCATCTCGCGCAGGCGCGACGCGGCATCTTTTTCGGCCTCGGTGGGCACCCAATCTTGAACATCGGAATCCTCATGCTCGGAGAGCTCCTCGCTGGGCTGGTGACAAGGGAAATCCTCCTCACCCTCCATCTCAGGAATAATATTTTTTTCCCGGTCGACTCCGTCGACCCAAGGGGCGTCCGGGTTGAACCCGCACGCCGTGGACATGTTGGTATCAAATTCCCGAGCCTCTGACATCTGGGGGAGTACAAAACTGTGGTCTGTTACTATAGTGTTAGAACAGTAGCATGCTGGTCGACCTAGTCGATTTCGCCCACGATTATTCAAAATGTTTATTTTGCGCGTAAATTCAAATTTCCGGCCCTCCGGGGGCCCTGCCGGGGGCCGCCTCGCCGGCGGGGCGCCCTGCAGGCTTATTGAGGAAGATCGAAAAACCGGATGCGGGATTGCAAGCCGCAAGACACTGTGGGTTGACCGACGGCGAGACTGTGGTAAGTAGTAAAACATACGACGTGTAACGAGTTGTTAACAACGTTCGCTACAGTCATCGGGGAAGAAAAAGTGTTGAAGTCAACCCGTAGGTCGAGCGGAACAAAAAACTCAAAGGGAATAGACATTCCGGTTCCGAGATAAGCTGGAGGAACACCGACAACTTCATAGATGGTCAAACTCTTGGCATTCAAACCGAATACATCGCGTCGAAGAATCGAAAATCGATTAGAATTGAGAAGATTGATGTTAGGAGTACAATTAGTCTCCGCTGTGCCAATAGCGTCGAGTCCAGAAGGACCAATAATCGACTGCGAGGTACACTGCGATTGATTCGTCTGGGAGTCGACAACGAGGGCGATGAAAAAAAGCCTCCCGTCGGGAGGCGTGAGAGCAGCGGTAAAGTTGTCGAGGGAAACACTCCCGCGAATAGACCAAGACTTAATCAAAATCGAACGACCTGAAAATTGAGTAGGCCCGTCGCCACGAGTGGGAGTTGAACAGTTGGTAACACCAGAAACGCCGGACCAGCCCACAATGCCTGAGGTACCATCGGCATTGGTGGACGGGTTGAAAGCGAAGGCAGTACAGTCAAAGAATTTTAGCTCCTTCGGCGGAAAAAACGCTGGAGAATAGGGGACCGTGCCGCGATACGGCAACAACACATCATCATCAAAATCGGGGTCGCTAGACATACGCTTACGAGCGACGCGACCGCTAGTAGTGCCCACATTACTAGCGCCGAACATAAACAGCACCTATATAATAGAATATTTTCCGGCAAAAGCCGTATTTTTGTTTTTTGTTATTATCCTTGGAAACGAATGCGGGCATTGTAGGCGATCTTCACCACGTTGTTGGTGTTCGATGCAAACGCCACCACATGCAAAGAATTGTCGACGACGTTGGCCACGTCCGCAGTGGTGCCGGCGCTGAGATTCACCTGGAGGCCTCCTTTGAAAGGAACGTACCAATCAAAATCGCGGCGGACGCCCATAGCCGCGAGATTGCCAGCGCCAGCGATGCCAATGGGAGTCACGTCGAAAACGTGACTCTTGAGAATCCGAAACCGGTTGCCAAACAGCAAGTTCTTCAACGGATTGGCAGCAGAGTCCCCAATGTTCAGAGTGTTCTTGAACACTTCCTCACTGCTGAGCTGAGCGCCGTTCGTCTGTTGGTCGAGAATCACGGCGACGAAAACCTTCTGAGCGTCGTAAGCCACGACCGACGCGGTGGCGACATTATCGAGGTACCCCTTGATAATCAGCGAATCGATGACGATGCGCTTGCCGTCGCGGGACTGCTCCGTGTCCCCCTGCGCGGGACAAGAAAGGCAACCTGTGCACCCCACAGACGGATCATACTCGCCGCCAGTCAAGGCGGCGACGGAAGCGACAGTGGTCTCAGCCTTGGCAGTGTCGAGAAACTTCTTCTCGATCCCGAGAAAGCCCATGGACACGGCGTTAGCGACCTGGCGAGCAGCGCTAACCTTGGCTCTCTTCAAGCCCGATGAAGCAGCCTTCAGACGAGCCGGGGTCGCCGCAGCAGGGCCGAAATGACGCTTCCGAGAAGCCGATACAAGAGACTTGCGGTGCTTGCGCGTCGACATTATCTCCGACCTCGATAACCTCAAAACTGCCGCTAAGAAAAAGCGACACCTTTACTCCCGAAAAAACTTTGAAATTCCGTCCCGTCCACCCAAATCCACTCGGCCGTCAGGCACAGGCCCGAGCTGTAGAACGTTACCAAAGTCCAACAGCCTACGTCGTAGCGGCGAGTCATCCCAGTCAACCTTGATCGAAAGCGGGTCATACCAATCTCGCGGGTGATAATTGCTAGTAAAAAC